CGGAACAACTGGATAAGTTGCTTAAAGCAGCAGCTATCTATCAACTTCCTGATTTAGCTGTTGTTGGTTCTAATGGGGTAGTAAAGATTGTTGTTCGTGATAAGAAAAATGATACATCAAATGATTTTTCTATCACTGTAGGTGAGACAGATAAAAATTTCTCATTTAATTTTAAGGTTGAGAATATTAAAATTCTTCCTGGTAATTATGAGGTTGTTGTATCATCAAAACTTCTATCTAGATTTAGAAGTAAAAATCAAGATTTAACTTATTTTATTGCATTAGAACCAGATTCTACATTTGAATAATGAGAGATGAATTTCTCTGGGTTGAAAAATACAGACCCAAAACAATTGAAGAATGTATTTTACCAGAACAAACCAAGAAAACTTTTCTTGATTTCCTAGATAAAGGAGAAGTGCCTAATCTTCTTCTTGCTGGTCCTGCAGGATGTGGTAAGACTACAGTAGCAAAGGCACTCTGCAATCAGTTGGGGGTTGATGTCTATGTCATTAATGGATCGGATGAGGGACGTTTTCTTGACACTGTTAGGAATAATGCCAAGAACTTTGCGTCTACGGTATCTCTCACGAGTGAGTCAAAGCACAAAGTCATCATCATTGATGAAGCAGACAATACCACTCCCGACGTACAACTCCTCCTTAGAGCGTCTATTGAGGAGTTCTCAGGGAACTGCAGATTCATTTTCACTTGCAACTACAAAAATAAAATCATTGAACCCCTCCATTCGAGATGTGCTGTGGTGGAGTTTGGTATTCAGGGCAAATATAAACAAGAAATTGCAGCAGCATTCTTCGGAAGATTAGTAGATATTTTAAAGCAAGAACATATTGAAGCAGATAAGAAAGTCTTAGCAGAACTTATCAATAAGCACTTCCCTGATTGGAGAAGAGTTCTTAATGAGTGTCAGAGATATTCAGTAGGAGGTAAAATAGATAGTGGTATACTTGCCCACTTTAGTGATGTTAAGGTAAATGATCTCATTAAAAATCTCAAGGAAAAGAACTTTGCGGAAGTACGTAAATGGTGTGTCAATAACTTGGACAACGATCCTTCTGTTCTATTACGTCGTATTTACGATAGTCTTTACACTTCCTTGGTTCCTTCTTCCATCCCTGCTGCTGTTCTCATACTTGCTAAGTATCAGTACCAGATCGCTTTTGTTGCAGACCAAGAAATAAACATGCTTGCATGTTTGACAGAGATTATGGTAGAATGTAATTTCAAGTAATTATTATTATGATTTCCAAAGAAAAAGTGAGGAACCAAGTTAAATCTAGATTTTATTATTTGTTCTGGGGTATTGCTACATTCTCTGTGGTAGCAGGTCAAGTCTATGTTGGATCTGGATATAGAATGTTTGCTAGATCATTAAATAGAATATTAGATACTATTGAAGTAGAAGTGGGTCAAACTTACAACAACGAGAGATTTTACTAATGATCTTTTTATCAAAACCATCAGTTTACAATTTACCTGGTACATGGGAGAAGCAACCAGATGCTATCATCCCACACCTAAGTCTCACTCCTGATCAGGGATTCATTTTGTTCTTTGGTTTAGTTGTTATAGGTTTAGTTGCTTATGGACTTTATCTTACAGTAGGAGCAGGTAAGAAAGAATTAAGAGATCCTATTGATGAACATGCCAAGATGCATGAACTAGGAATTGCTCATGGTCATGGTGGCAACAAGGAGGCATATGAGATGTCTGGTAAACTAAGTCATAAACATGAGGATTGAAACAAGAGAAGCAATGGAGATGTTGTTTTCGGCAAAATGGAATTTGCCTCAAGCAGCAAAACATTGTAATCTAACACATAAGGAAATGAAGATTACCTTTAGTGAGTATTGTGCTTTGCATGATTCCGATTATAAAGTACCTGATGCTGCTATACAATTACATTTAAATTATGAGTGAGGAAGAACGAGAAGAACAAAGACGTATTGATGATGACTATAATGTAGTCAATCATTATTATCGTGCTAAGATTATGCATCCCAATATTCCCTTTTACCTTCAAGATGAGATGGGTAATACTTATGAATTTAAGTGGGAATTAATCTATCAGTATATTGATAAACTTACACAATGAAAGCCTTGAAGACTCCACTCAGATATCCTGGTGGAAAATCTAAAGCAATTAAAACATTATCACCTTGGTTTCCTAAGACCATATCTGAGTATAGGGAACCTTTTATTGGTGGTGGGTCTATTGCTATTGAAATAACTAAATCTAATCCAGATATTCCAGTGTGGATAAATGATCTCTATGTGCCTCTTTATAACTTTTGGGTACAGTTGAGGGATAGAGGAGAAGAACTGTCTGAGAGGGTCAGAGAAGAGAAGCAGAGGACGTTGGATGAGGGTGATAAGGATAAAGTAACGGCAAAGTCTAAAGAATTATTCAATAGGTATAAGGAAGAGATTGATACTTATGATGACTTTGAGAAAGCAGTAGCGTTCTTTATAATGAATAAGTGTAGTTTCTCAGGACTTACAGAAAACAGCACCTTTTCACAGTCAGCATCTAACTCTAATTTTTCTCTTGTAGGAGCAGATAAACTTGCACAGTTTTCTAAGTTGATTAAAGATTGGAAGATTACTAATATAGATTATTCAGAAGTGATGAAAGCATCTGGTTCAAGTGATACATTTATATTCTTAGATCCTCCATATGATATAAAAGATTTCTTATATGGAAAGAACCGTGAGATGCATAAATCATTTGATCATAATAGATTTGCAGATGACGTTTATAATTGTGTCCACAAGTTCATGATAACTTATAATGTTAATGATAGACTTAAAGAGTTGTATAAAAACTACAATTTAAAGGAGTGGAAGTTGAGGTATTCTATGGCACATCGTGGAGATAAAGGAACCGATGAGAATATTAAGACAGAACTATTGGTGACTAATTATTCTATTGTCCCACAAACTCCTTTGGAGGTAGTATGGAATTAAAAGATTGGTTGAATTCAATTAATTTCACAAAGCAGATTCCTGAAGACCCTGCTGAAATTAAAACATATTCTCCATACATTATCAATCGTTGTTTGTCAGGACATCTTGATTGTATTATGTTTGCTAACGAAATGAACAAGTATTCATTCTTAGATAAGGACATGCAATATTCTTTTTATCTAAATACACTTAGGAAAAAGAAGAGATTTAGTCCCTGGCTCCGAAAGGAAAAAGTCACAGACCTTGAAATCATTAAACAATACTATGGTTATAGTAATGAAAAGGCATCTAATGCCCTCAAGATATTAACCCCTGAACAAATTAGTTACATTAAACAACGACTTGAAACTGGAGGATCGAAATGACTGATACCGTTGAACCAACTGTGCAATGGTCGCAAGACCAGATGGTAGAAGTTCTTCTAAATGAACCCGATGATTTTTTAAAGGTTAGGGAAACACTTACAAGAATTGGAGTAGCATCCAGAAAAGAGAAAAAGTTATATCAAAGCTGTCATATCTTGCATAAACAAGGAAGATATTACATAGTACACTTCAAAGAATTGTTTGCCCTTGATGGTAAACATGCTAATCTTACTGTTAACGACGTTCAACGTAGGAATCGTATTGCTCGTCTTCTTGCAGATTGGGGTCTTATATCTGTCGTAAAGACAGAATCAGTTGCAGATATTGCTCCACTCAATCAAATCAAAGTTCTTGCTTATAAGGACAAGGGGGATTGGGTGTTGGAGCAGAAGTATAATATTGGAAAGAAAGGAAAGACTCAAGAAACCACTGAATAAAGCTGAATAAAGAAATTATTTTATTATGGATTATTTGAATTATGGTAAGCAGCAACAGAAACCTCAACCAAAAGAATTTGGTAAAGATGTTCAACTTACACAAGATGATTTTACTTTTGGTGATTTAGGTTCTACACAGAAATTAGTACCACCACCAGCAAAATTTGAAACTCCTGCTTCTAAAGATGAATTGATGGGATTATTTCCTGTTCCATTGGGGATTTTCCAGTATCCTTTTGATTATAAGAAAGAATTGGAATTTATTAAAAGTTTACCTACTAGAGAAAAAGAATCACCTGAATCTATTCAACGTTTTAATAGACAATCAAAAGATACATTTATTCTTGATAGACCAGAAATGTCAAGAGTTAAACAATTTATTGAGTCTAAATTAAAAGAATTTGTAGTTAAAATTGTAGGATCTGATAGTGAAATGGTTATTACTCAGTCATGGAGTAATAGAAATGCTAAAAATGAATCACATCATGAACATACACATCCAAATAGTATTATAAGTGGAGTATGGTATCCTCAAATTAACGAGCAATTGCCACCGATTGAGTTTAGGAATCCAAATTCAAGTCAGATAGCATTAGGGGGAACAAGATATAATCAATTTAATAGTGGAATATATTCGTTACCTTTAAAGAATGGTGAGTTATTAATATTCCCAAGTAATCTTATTCATTCTGTTCCTGTCAATACATCTGACATGGAAAGGATTAGTTTATCATTTAATACGTGGTGTAAAGGTGATCTTGGAGATAAAGAATCATTAACATACGTTCCATTTGATAGATGCGTATAACCGTATAAGTGTTTTAGAGAGAAGTGTTATAATTAGTATTGGATGCCGAAAGGATCCAAATTTAAAACACTCGCTTAATAAGGAGCTACTATCATGGGTAACCTAGCAAGGTACACAGCCGCAGATCTTCCAGCATTATTGGAAAGGATCTCAAAAAACAGTATTGGAATGCATGATTATCTTGATCGTGTATTTGATTTTCAAGAATCACAATCAAACTATCCACCATATAACTTAATACAATTAAATAATCATGAGTCAACATTGGAGATCGCACTCGCAGGGTTTAAGAAAGATGAACTCAAAGTCTTCACAGAGTTTGGAAAATTATATGTCGAAGGCAAGAAAGAAGAATCAGAAAATGTTGGAGAATTTGTCCACAAAGGATTGGCCCAACGTTCCTTCCAACGAGTTTGGACGGTCTCAGACGATACGAAGGTTGGATCCGTCAAGTTTGAAGATGGACTCCTTACCGTACAATTAAATAAGATTGTACCAGAACACCATGCTCGTACCGATTACTTAGGAGGTGAATCATGAAACTCACATCACCATTCAGCATTATAAAAAATGCTATTAGCGATCTTAAAAGAGTTCCTAAAGAGAAAAAGGAAAAGGTGAAGTCATAAATAAAATTGAATATCGTCGTCGCACTTAGAGGGGAAACTGGCACAATCCAGTTGACACCCCTCTTTTTTCTTGCTATAATTATTACAAAATAAAACTTTATTATGAGTGAGGATTTCACTAGAATTGCTTCAGCACTTGAAAGAATTGCTGATTCACTTGAAAAGAAATGGCATATTGACATAGATCATGGTCATATTGAGAAGATAGATACTATAGAACATGGTGACATAGATACTCACGCTCATTCTTTTTAGATATGCCACAGCAACAAACTCTTAAGTTTACTATCAGACAAGATGGTTATGTAACTGAAGAAGCATCTGGTTTTACTTCTCATCAGTGTGTTGAAATTACTGAATCAATAGAGAAAAAACTTGGAACTTTAGAAACCCGTCAATTTAAACCCGAATTCTATTCTAACAATGTCGCACTTCAGCAGAATCAAAACGAAAATCAAGAACAAACCTGAATTGGAGGAAGCATTACTTCTTCTTCAGTATGATGTAAAGGAAGATCAAGAACTTAAAGTAACTGGTGCTCATGGTATTAAACATGAGGTTGTAACTGCTGATCTTGCTATTGGTAATGATGTTGGTTTTAGATTAAATCCAATGACAAATGAATATGAATTAGTTGCAGATTTAGAAACTTGGAATCAACCTATCTCAGTAGAAAGGTTTCTTGACAAAGTAAACCAACAGTATGCTAGAATGACAATTCATAATCAAGTTAAGAAAATGGGATTTCAAGTGGAGGAAGAATGGGAAATGGATGATAACTCCATTGAATTGACAGTTACACGTTGGGTTTAAACTATGACAATTAAATTATGCCTCCTTAAATCTGGAGAAGATATTATTACTGATCTTACTGAGATGCGTACTGAGGAAGGACCACAAGGAAGAGTGATAGGATACTTCTTTGAAAAACCTTGTGTTGTTCAAATGAAAAATCCTCAAGCACAAGCTTCTGATGGTAATACAAAAAAAGCAGGATTTGAGGTTTCTTTATTTCCTTGGTTGCCATTAACTGCGGAAACTAAAATTCCTATTACTGCTGATTGGTTAATCACTATGGTTGAACCAACTGCTAAATTAAAAGAAATGTACATTGAGGACGTATTAAGTGGACCAGATAGTAAAAATAGTTCATCTAACGACAAGTCAGATTCTGATAACTGAACTTGCTGAAGTTGCAGCAGTTGTTCCTGGTGAACCAGATTGTAAAATGATAAATCCATTTACAATCAAAGAAGATCAAACTCTAGAACCTTGGTTGCTGAATGTAACTAAGGATGATATATTCATGATCAGTTCTGATAAGATACTTACTCTTGCAGATCCAACCCCCACCCTACTTGAAAAATACATAGATCTTACTAAATGAAATTCTACACCAACGTTCAACTAATCGGGAACCAGTTTCTGGTACGAGGAGTTGAGAATGGTAGAAGGTATGAACATCGTGATGAGTTCTTTCCAACTCTATTTGTTAAGTCCAAAAAGAATACTAAATACAAAACTTTAAATGGAGAAGCAGTTGAAGCAATTCATCCAGGCACGGTACGAGATTGCCGTGAGTTCTATAAGAAGTATGATGATATTGAGAACTTTGAGATATATGGGAATGACAGGTACATTTACCAATATATTTCAGAGAAATACCCAGATGATGAAATCAAGTTTGACATATCTCAAATTAAACTTGTTACTTTGGATATTGAGGTTGCGTCTGAGCACGGTTTCCCAGACGTTGAATCTTGCGCTGAAGAGATCTTGGCAATTTCAATACAGGATTACACAACTAAGCAGATTATTACTTGGGGCAGCAAACCCTTTAAGAATAATCGGAAAGATGTAACTTATCATCACTGCCCAACAGAGTATGAACTTCTTTCATCATTTATAAATTATTGGATGGAAGATGTTCCTGATGTAATCACTGGTTGGAACATACAACTTTATGATATTCCATATATTGCTAGACGCATTGAACGTATTCTAGGTGAGAAGTTGATGAAGAGACTTTCTCCTTGGGGTCTAGTATCTGAGGGAGAAACATTTATCAAGGGACGTAAGCATATAACATTTGACGTTGGTGGTGTTTGTCAGTTAGATTATCTCGACCTTTATAAGAAGTTTACTTATAAGGCACAGGAGTCTTATCGGTTGGATTATATTGCACAGGTAGAACTTGGGCAGAAGAAGTTAGATCACTCAGAGTTTGATACATTTAAGGACTTCTATACAAAAGGTTGGCAGAAGTATATTGAGTATAATATAATTGATGTAGAACTAGTTGACCGTCTTGAAGGTAAGATGAAGCTTATTGAGCTTGCTCTTACTATGGCATATGAAGCTAAGGTTAATTATAATGATGTGTTCTATCAGGTAAGAATGTGGGACACCATCATCTATAACTATTTGAAGAGGAGAAACATAGTTATTCCCCCTAAGAATAGATCAGCAAAAAACGAAAAGTATGCAGGTGCTTATGTCAAGGAACCGAAACCAGGAAAGTATGATTGGGTGGTCTCTTTTGACCTTAACAGTCTGTATCCTCATCTTATTATGCAATATAACATTTCCCCAGAGACCATCAGGGAGACTAGACATCCCAGTGCGAGCGTTGAAAGGATCCTAAATGAAGAGATAACAGATTTCAATCCAGAGTATGCAACATGTGCGAATGGAGCACAATATAGGAAGGATGTGCGTGGGTTCCTACCAGAGTTGATGGATAAGATGTATGGTGATAGAGTGGTA